TCAAATCCTGCCTCCGCAACCAGTAATTAGTGCGACATCCTCGAAGGTTGTTATAATCTCGACGGTGTCGCACTTTACTATTACCTTTTTTATGTAGTGCTGAATATTCTCCCTTGGATTATCCGAAGCATAGTCAAGGTATTCCGTCAGTGTTGTATTAACCTTTTTTGTGGGGGCGGCCAGTTCACTCTTTAAAGTGTCAATATCTTTCTGCCGCTGCTCTATTTCCTGGCCTATTCTATTTACCGCAATTTCCGGCAAATCCCCCTTTGAAAGATTGCCAACTAATGCGTCTAACTCCTTTTCTCTCTCGGCCACAGCGATTCGCAGCGCGGCCTTGTCAACATCCTCACGGGACCCTGTGGATTTAATGTACTTCTCAACGCCCTCTATGAGGGCTTTTTTTCGTTGCGGCGAAATAAGGTCTGCCAAGTACTTTATAACGACATCTTCAATGTACTCTGCCTTAATCGATTTATTTCCGCATTTATCCTTGCAGGCGTAAAAGGAGTTCACGTATGTCTTATTATTTCTCTTGGCGGTAGACGTATGCCCATACATTCTAGCTCCACAACCACAATAGAGGCACCCGCTTAAAAGATATTCCCGTCTTTCCATAGGCCGCCCACTTCTCCTTCTTGATCTTAAAATATTTTGAACTTTTTCAAACTCTTCCCGCGAGATGATCGCGGGGAATGCATCGTTCACACGTATGGCATTAGGCTTAACCCGCCGATCTTCTCGGCGGGTTTCTTCGGTTAATGTATAAGTGTATACTCCAGTGTATTTTTCATTGCGTAACATCTCGTAGACCTGCGTGTATTTGATCTCTCTGCCGCGTTTACCCCTTACTCCCGCTTTGCGCATCTCCTCTAAAATATCCGTATATCTCTCCCCCGCTAATACCGCATCAAATATACGGCGCACATAAACAGCCTCTGCGGGATTGATGACGAGTTGTTTATTAACAACGTCATATCCAAAAGGAGCTACTCCACCGTTCCAAACAGCTTTGAGGGCATTTTCGCGGTGTCCCTTTTTGACCTCCGCAGCAAGGTTATCGATGTAATATTCCGAGTACGCCCACATGATAACCTTCATCATTTTCCCCTCAGGAGAATTATCAAACTCTTGCGACACTGCGATAAGGTCAACCTTTAGCGGTGCCAATTTTGCAGCAATTGAAAAATGCTCCATAACTGATCTAGCAATACGGTCATACTTATGTACAAGTATCACGTCGAAGCCGCCGGCAAGGGCGTCTCTCATAAGGCGCTGGTAGTCCCGTCGTTTTTTAGTCGCACTCTCTTTTCCGCTGATAGCCTCATCCTTATAGACTCTTATAATATCTATTTTGTGTCTAGCAGCATATTCTCGGCAAAAACGGACTTGCGCGTCAATAGATTCCTCCCGCTGCCCGCTGCTGGAAAATCTAGCGTAAATAACGCCCCGCATTGCTCCGCCTCCTTGCTTTTCTGGTACGGCCGAATTAGTACCCGTTCTTCGCGGCCCCATACTCTGCCTGCGCACGAGTAAAACCCTCATACTCCAGCTGGCTAATTAACTCATCGCGGGAAAAAGACATCGAATCTAAATATGACTTTGCGCATTTTACAGCTTGCTCATTCCAATCTGCGCCGCAATTATCCGCGCCATACGTTGCCTGATCGCTGGTGTAGCCCTCGTATTCCAATTGTTCTTTTAGCCCAGAGTATGAAAACGCCATAACATCCAAATATGATTCAGCTTCTTTCAATGCCTGTTCGTTCCAATCTGCACCACAGTGGTCTGCCGCGTATGTGGCGTCAGCATTGGAGTATCCTTCGTATTCAAGCTGTTCAACAAGGCCGGAATAAGAAAATGGCATCGTTCGCAGATATGAATTTGCTTCCTCTAACGCGTTCCGCTGCCCAGTAGTCTCTGGCTGTTGAGATTCCTGCACAGGCTGACTTTCTTCACTGTCGGACGTATCTTCCACCATTTTTGGGGCTAATTTTACCTCTAGAGGGACGGATGAATCACCTGGCCGGTTAACCCCAATATACATTCCCGTTGGACGCAATAGGTCAGTTTTAGTGCTACCTATATACATAAAATACATCCGTACATCTTCAAATTGTTTTATTGTATCCCAGCCCTCAGTAAAAATCGCTTCATCTGGATTATGCATTATACATATTTCACCAGTGGTAGTTTCTATATCAATAAGCTCATATTCTTCAAAGGTATAGACGTTCACAACTTGGCCATCCGCGTACATAAAGGTATAAAGATATTCGTCTTCCCCTTCCTCTGTTTCGTAAAGATGCCCGGGTATCATGGAGTAGTCGGAAATTAATGGGATTGTATCAAAACTTGCACCTAAACTAGAACTTTCTATCGGTACACTTGACGAAGACGGTTCTTCTGCCGGTCCGGCGCACCCGGACAATACCAAAATAAAAAGGATCAGCGCGAGAATTTGCTTTTTCATGTTGTCAACTCCCCTTATTTTTATGGTCTACATATTTTACAGGGCTCCTTGCCCAGTTGGACCGCTTCATCAATAGAAACTGTTATGGTATTCGTTTTATTTTGTATTATGTAGCAATCCGGTTTGTGATATCTCTCTCCATCAGACGTTACTACCACATTGTAGTGCTGGGTGGGTTTAGATTCCTCCGTATCCGATGCGGGGGCTATCCAGCTGGAAGTTGAGATGGAAGAGGGGGCCGGCAGGCTACTAGGCTCATTTGGCCAGACTCGTGACGCATCATGGACAACTGAAAACAATATTACAGCAGACACGACTGCAAATAACACTGCCCCCATATTCTCAACTACGGGCGCAAATCTTACCCATCTTTCAAAGGCGTAAGCTTCCCGCTCTTCGTCCGTGCTTGTATCATCAAGATTATGCCCACACAAAATGTGCCCGGCCTCATGTATCAACAAAGCCGCATGCTCCCGCGCGCGCAATCCTCTGCGCAACATGACGGTATATGTATTATCATAATCGGTATATACCGTAAAAGCCCTGCTCATTGAGGCGATGTTCTGTAATTTGGGTATACTCGATAATTCTGGGGCCCCTTTGCTGTATAATCTTACTTTCCAGCCTTTTTTCTCAAAAAGCTTAACGATGTTCGCATAATCCGCAGGCCCATCGAGCTCTTTTCTAAATTGTACTGCCAGTCGATATGTCCGCATAACGCATCACCCTGTAAGTATTATACGACATCATTCGACATAATGGTATATGCAGTACCGTATTTTTTGCAGGAAATTTATTCCGGCATCTCGCCATCCCTTATTTTAATCCAATTTTCGTATTCTTCTGGCGTTAGTTCCTGCGATGTAGATGCACCGCCATGCGCGGCAGCCGACATTTTAATCGTCGGTCTATCCGGCAGCTTTTCAACCTTAGTTTCCCCTATCCCGAGCAGCCGATCAACGGCACTTTGCATTTGAGGATTGGCTCTATAGTGAGAGATAAGAATCTTTTCTTTTTCAGTTAAAACCATATTACCTATCTTATCTTCTTGGAATTCTGCAAGAACATCACTAACCCCATATATGTCACATAATTGCATAAGTAACTCTGCATCCGGCTGCCCACGATTATTTTCCCACGCATTTACTGTTTTTCCACTTTTCCCAACCATTCGGCCCACTTGATCGGCTGTATAGCCACTATTTTCTCTCAATTTTTTTAAAGTACGTGCTATATATTCTCGTGACATAGTTAACTCCATCTGTTAATTTAAATAAATACATGATTATTATAATCTTCTAGAAATATCGTGTCAAGATAAAAATCTAAAAAATCTAAAAAATATAGAATTAAATATCTAAAAAAGCCTTGACATTCTACGAAACATAGAAAGGAGCCATCAAATGAACATTAATAAAAAATTGAGCGAGTATATTTCCAGCCGAGGGATAAAACAAACGTACATTTCCCAGAAAACGGGGATTTCTCAAGATGCCGTATCACGTATTCTAAATGGGACGCGTCGAATATCAGCAGACGAATTTTTATCTATATGCGCAGCACTTGAGATAGATACAAATATATTCCGGAATTTGGGCGCAGTGCCAGGTGCTAACAGCGATAAATAGACGAGGTGTATATATGAATTCTGACGCTCAAATTAAAATACCGGTAGCTATAACAATCGACAGGAATACCGGAAAAGTCATAAAAACCAAAGAGGCCGACATTACCCCGGAATTAGTCGAAAAATTTTATCTTGCAACAATGGCAGCTATGCGGGATGCATATCGAAACGGACGATTTGTCCCCTCCAGCGGCAGCACGGCTATCACCAGCTTAGACGCTGATGCCTAAAGGACGTGAGTAAATGATCTACACAATAGAAAAACGGCATGAATTTGATAAGGGCTCAATGTATACGCATTGGGAAGTTAGGAGCTATACACATATCACCCCGATCGGTGTCCTTGCCAACGGAAAAACATTGAAATCCGGGACTAAGCAGCAGTGCGAAAAATATTGCCGCAACAAGGGAATACATCCAGAGGACGTGAAAAAATGAGGAAGTACATAATAGCCCTGCTGGTCCTGTTTGTGCTACTTGTTGGCTGTATAGGCGCAGCAGAGACCGGCAGGCTGACTTTTTGGCAGGGCATAGGACTAGCCTGCTTATGCTTTGCAGCGATGGCTGCTGTAGGGCATAGAGCGGACAAGCATAGTAGACAGCGACAAAGGAGGCGACATGATGTACGCAATACGGTGGCGCAGCAAGGCGTTTCCCGGCGCGACCGGCTGGTACTGCGACGGGGATTGCGAGGTTGAGACCTTCGGGCACCATTTCGAGGCGGTGGCAGTAGCAGCGCGGCTGACACGCACAAATCAGGAAGCGGAATACACGGTAGAAGAATATCGGGAGGAGGACGAACAATGACCTATGCAATTATGTGGCAGCTCATCGCCAAACCTGATGTGCGGGGCTGGTATGCGGAAAGCGGCGAGGTGGAAACATACGCCGATCACGAAGCAGCCATGTACAAGGCGCGCGCACTTACCGATGCGAACGACAAGATCGTATTTGTCAGTCAGCCCTGTACCAAAGCCCCTGCGCCAGGCGCACTGAAAGCAATACCAATTAAACAATATACAAGGAGGAAACCGCTATGATTAAAGTTGCATTCGAGTTTAGCACACCGGAGGACGCCGTTGCCGCAATACAGACACTGTTTGCGCCCTCCAATCGCCCCAATGCCCCGACCCCCGGCACGGTTATCCCCGTGGCAGTTTCAGCCCCGGCCGCTCCTGCTCCAGTTCCGGTGCCGGTAGCCCCGCCGCCCGCTGTGCCTGTGACGGCCGCTCCGGCATACAGCCGTGATCAGATTATGACCGCCGGGGCCGCGCTGATTGACGCTGGTAAAATGGGCGCGTTGCAGACGCTGCTCAATACGTTCGGGGTGCAGGCTGTGACACAACTCAAGGACGACCAGCTCGGCGCGTTTGCCACGGAGCTGCGCAAACTGGGGGCGCAGATATGATGAAAGATACGTTTGTATTATTTGCTCCGGGCACACGAGACTCCCGAAACCGCAGCGTGATCCGCATTGAGCCGCACGTTTACAGCAAGGCCGCAGAGTTAAGCCGGAAAACCGGTCTGTCACTATGCAGGATAGTGTCGCAGGCCGTCGAGTTCGCATTTGACCACATGGAGGATGACGACGATGCCGACCCCAACTAATCACGCGCTGCTGTCACCTTCGGCGGCTGAACGCTGGCTCCACTGTACGCCGGCGCCCCGGCTGGAAGCGGAAATGCCGGAAAGCACCAGCGAATATGCAGAAGAAGGACGGCTGGCCCACAGTGTATGCGAGTTACTGGCCCGCAAGAAATTCACGGTCATGAAACCGTCTGCATACACGCGGGAGCTGAAAAAGCTCAAATCACACGCACTGTGGCAGGACGAAATGACGGCTACTGCCAATACCTATGTGGAGCATCTGATGGAACGGCATATGGCCTTTGCGTGCAAGCCGTATATCGTGTTTGAAGTCAAGGTAGATCTTACAGACTTTGTACCGGAGGCGTTTGGCACCTGCGACTGTGTTATGATCGGCGGCGACGAGCTGATCATAACGGATTACAAAAATGGCAAAGGGGTACCGGTGTCTCCGCAGAACAACCCTCAGATGATGCTGTACGCACTGGGCGCCCTCAAACTGTACCGCCCCATATTCGGGGACACGCTCAAAAAGGTGTCCATGTACATAGATCAGCCGCGGCTGAACAGCTATAGCGGGTACTCTATTACGGTAGACGAGTTGCTGGCATGGGGCGAGCATACTGTCAAGCCCAAAGCTGCTTTGGCCTATATGGGGATGGGCGAATACGCCCCCGGCAGCTGGTGCCGGTTTTGTCGTGCTAAAGTACGGTGCCGTGCCCGCGCAAACGCGCACACCGCGCTGGAAGACTTTAAGGACGCGAAACCGGCCCCCTCCCTGCTGTCAGACGCCGAGATCGGCGACCTGCTCACACGCGGCGAAGCGCTTGTGGACTGGTATAACAGTCTCAAGGAGTATGCATTGAGCGCGCTGCTGGACGGCAAGCCGATCCCCGGCTGGAAAGCCGTGGAGGGGCGCAGTACCAGGCAATGGGCGGATCAGGACAAGGCGCTGGACGCAATACTCAGCGCCGGGCACCCCCGCGAAATTGTGTATGATACCGTGCCCAAGACACTGGCGCAGCTCGAAAAGATCATTGGCGCGGGGCCTTTCGCAGAACTGGTGGGGGATTTTATTGTCAAGCCGCCCGGAAAACCTACGCTTGTCCCGGCGTCTGACAAGCGCCCCGCATATACTCGCGCTGCGTCTGATTTTGCAGAGGTGATGAGCTAATGGCGCAAATGCTGTATTTACCAGACGGGGCGTCGGCAGCGCTTTTCAATGTGCGGGAGGATTTTCAGCGGCTCGTACGTACGCGGCTGGGCAATGACGCGGCGGAGATCGTTGAAAACCTGTTTGGAAGACTCGACGGCAATAGATCGGCGGGCGGCAAAACGCTTGATCTCGTGGAGCACTTACGACAGGAGCAGTTACAAAATCGGCTCAGCCGAGAAAAATTGCTGGAGGTAATGGATCAAATCGAGTATATCATCTCAAGTCAGATAGAGGAGGAATAAAAATTGTATCAGAACATCCCTACAAAAGTCCTTACGGGCGAAGTGCGCCTGTCCTACGCTAACCTGACCGCGCCGCGCGCGCAGCAGGGCGGCGACCCCAAATACAGCGTTACCCTGTTAATCCCCAAAACTGACGTCGCTACCTATCAGGATATCGTACAGAGCATTGAGGCGGCGGCGCAGGACGCGCAGGGTAAACTCTGGAGCGGCATTCGGCCGCCCGTATTGCCCCAACCGCTCCACGACGGCGACGGCGTGCGCGAGAACGGCACGCCCTTTGGCCCGGAATGTAAAGGCCACTGGGTCATGACCGCCGGCACGAAGAATCGGCCACAGGTGGTACATCAGAGCAATATCAACGCAGAACTGGCCCCACAGGATATTTACAGCGGTATGTACGCCCGTGTAACAGTTAATTTCTTCGGCTACGCCAATGCCGGGCGAAAAGGCGTTGGCTGCGGCCTTGGCAACGTCATGAAAACGCGGGATGGCGAGCCGCTGGCCGGCGGGGCGTCAGCAGAATCCGACTTCGCCGGCATTGGCGCCACAGCGGCGCCCGGCTACCCTCAGCAGCCAGCGTATGGCGGTGCGCCCGTGGGGCCGGCTGCGATCAATCCTTTAACAGGACAGCCCCTGTAAACGCTTCTGGGCGGTTGAGCGCATCAGCCGCACCCCACACTAAGACCGGGAGGACGTACCATGCGCCACCATTTGAGTATAGATCTCGAAACCTATTCCAGCGTGCCGCTGCAAAAGTCTGGAGCCTACAAATACATACAGAGCCCAGATTTCGAGATATTGCTGTTTGCGTATTCGCTGGACGGCGCGCCGGTGGAGATTATAGATTTGGCGTGCGGCGAAGTCCTGCCGCCGTGGCTGATCGCAGCGTTGTCCGACCCCACATACATTAAGCACGCGTATAATGCCGGCTTTGAGTGGGCCTGCCTGTCCAAATACATAGGTCCGCTACCTGTAGAGCAATGGCGTTGTACGATGCTCCACGGGCTGTACTGTGGGTACACCGCCGGGCTGGAAGCAACCGGCCGCGCGTTAGGCCTGCCGGAGGACAAACAAAAGCTCGCAACCGGCCGTTTTTTGATCCGTTATTTCTGCGCGCCCTGCGCCCCTACAAAAACAAACGGAGGCCGTACGCGGAACCTCCCGCGCCACGACCCCGCCCGCTGGGGTCTGTTCCGCCAGTATTGCATGGGCGACGTAACGACTGAAATGGAAATACTGCGTCGCCTGTCCAACTTCCCGGTGCCGGATATGGTGCAAAAACAATGGGAGACGGACATGGTTATCAATGCGCGCGGCGTGGCGGTAGACATGGAGCTGGTACGGGGCGCCCTGCAAATCGGCGAGCGCACCCACGCCAAGCTCAGGGCCGAAGCCGTGCGCCTATCGGGCCTAGATAACCCCAACAGCGTGGGGCAGCTCGCCAGGTGGCTGGAAACGGAGCTGGACGAGGCTCTGCCCGATCTGCGTAAGGGCACTGTTGGCAGGTTGCTGGAAAAGGACCTCGCAAACGATACAGCCAGGCGCATGTTGGAGATCCGGCAAGAGCTGGGCAAGACAAGCACAAAAAAGTACAACGCCATAGAAGCCGCCGTGTGCGCCGACGGGCGTTGCCGGGGACTGCTGCAGTACTACGGCGCCAACCGTACCGGACGGTGGGCCGGGCGGCTGGTGCAGGTGCAAAATTTGCCCCGGACGTACACGGAGCCGCTGGGGTTGGCCCGCGACATCGTAAAGCGGCAGGAGTCAGATAAACTACGCGTATTATATGGTTCCGTGCCGGATACCCTCTCTCAGCTGATCCGTACCAGCTTTATCGCCGCGCCCGGTCACGTCCTGTTGGACGCAGACTTTTCCAGCATTGAGGCCCGCGTTATATCATGGCTGGCAGACGAGCAATGGCGGTTGGAGGTGTTCCGCACCCACGGCAAAATTTACGAGGCCAGCGCGTCGCAGATGTTCGGGGTGCCAATAGAGCGCATAAAAAAAGGCAGCCCTGATTACGCCCTCCGGCAGCGCGGCAAGGTCGCGGAATTGGCGCTCGGGTACCAAGGCGGCGCCGGAGCACTGATCAAAATGGGCGCGTTGGACATGGGGCTGTCAGAAGCCGAATTACCAGACATCGTAAATCGCTGGCGGGACGCAAACAAACGTATCCGCGATCTGTGGTACAGCATGGAGGCGGCCGCCGTATCCACCATACAGAGCGGCGCGTCCATCGGCCTGCACAATATTATATTGGCGCGGGAAATCGACTATAGCAATGGGCTGGACTTCCTCACGATCCGGCTGCCCAGCGGCCGTAAACTCTACTACGCAAACCCCTCTTTGGGCGTAAACCAATGGGGCAACCCCTCGATCACATACATGGGAATGGATCAGACCACCAAGAAATGGAAACGCATAGAGACCTACGGCGGTAAAATGGTGGAAAACGTGGTGCAGGCCATCGCCCGCGACTGCCTGGCCGAGGCGATAGAACGCCTGGAAGGAGCCGGATACACCGTGGTGTTCCATGTACATGACGAAGTCGTAATCGAGTGCACGCCCGACCGCGCCGACCTTGGCCGGGTCTCGGGTATAATGTGTCAGCCCCTGCCCTGGGCGCCGGAACTCCCGCTGGGTGCGGACGGCTGGATCGGGGAATTTTACAGGAAAGATTAGGGAGTGTATAGCTGTGAGCAATTGGATGAAAGGAGACGCGCCATGCTGAACGACCGCAAAATCATCATATCCGTCGGCAATCATCGGCGCAGCATGAACTGGCAGCCGCAAACCCTGCTGCTGTCCGAACTGTACGCGCGGCTGAGCACACCGGCGCGATCCACGGAAACAATGCAAGAGTATCTCGCTCTGAGAAAGTCTGAACAGGATAACCTCAAAGATGTAGGAGGTTATGTTGCTGGCGCGCTCAACGGGACGCGCCGCAAAACGGGCGCCGTGGCAGGCAGGGACGTAGTTACTCTCGATCTTGACACGATTCCCCCCGGAGGCACAGCGGACGTTCTGCGGCGCGTGGAGGGGCTGGGCTGCGGCTATTGTATATACAGCACCCGCAAGCACTCGCCCGCAGCGCCCCGTCTGCGCGTGCTGCTCCCGCTGGATCGCACAGCGACAGCGGATGAGTACGAACCAGTTGCCCGCAAGATGGCGGAACTCATCGGCATGGAACTGGCCGACCCTACCACCTTCGAGGCGACCCGGCTCATGTACTGGCCCAGCTGCTGCGCGGACGGAGAATACATATACATATATAAAGACAAACCACTGTTAAGCGTAGACGGCCTGCTGGCAATGTATAAGGACTGGCGCGACGTCACACAATGGCCGCGCGCTGCGGGCGAAACGGCGCACGCAAAACTGGCCGTGAAACAGGGCGACCCTTTGACCAAAAGCGGCGTTGTAGGCGCGTTCTGTCGCGCCTATGACATACCGCAGGCCATGGACAAATTTCTGCCGGGGATCTATGCAGCTGTGGACACCATGCCAGGCCGGTACACCTACCTGGGCGGCAGTACCACAGGCGGCGCCGTTATATACGACGACGGTAAATTCCTGTATTCCCACCATGCCACCGACCCGTGCGGCGGGAAACTGGTCAACGCATTCGACCTTGTGCGCATCCACAAGTTTGATGAGTTGGACGACGCGGCCACCCCCGGTGCGCCCACCAACCGCCTGCCCTCCTACAACGCCATGTGCGAGTTGGCCGTGGCCGATCCCGCTGTGGCTGCGCTTATGGCGCAGGAGCGTATTGACGCCGCCTCCCGTGACTTTGCGGGCGCGGACACCAATCCCGCGTTTACGGACGCGGAGGCGGACGCGTGGGTGAGACAGCTGACCATCAACAAGCAGACCGGGCAGATCAAATCCACCATTGACAATGTATGGCTGATCCTTGAAAATGATCCGAACCTCAAAGGCAAGTTTGCTCTTAACGAGTTTGCTGGGCGCGGCGAGGTCATGGGCGCACTGCCGTGGGAAAAAGCCGAAAAACGCCGCTTATGGGACGACAACGATAATCAGGGGCTATATTGGTATCTGGAGAAGTATTACCAGCTCACGGGTAATGGCAAAATTGACGGCGCCCTTTCCCTACACAGCGTCAAGCACAGTTTTAACGAGGTACGGGATTACCTGAACGGCTTGCAATGGGATGGTGTACCGCGCCTTGACACGCTTTTTATTGACTATCTGGGGGCGGCCGACGACCCCTATACACGCACGGTAACCCGAAAGGCATTCACCGCCGCTGTAGCGCGGGCCATGACTCCCGGTTGTAAATATGACACGATGGTGATCCTATCCGGGCCACAGGGGATTGGAAAGTCCACTCTTCTGGATAAAATGAGTCGCGGCTGGTTCAACGACAGCATCCGCACATTCGAGGGCAAAGAGGCGTCTGAACTGCTGCAAGGCGTGTGGATCGTGGAAGTAGGCGAGCTGGACGCATTCAGGCGCACGGACGTAGCGCGGATCAAACAGTTTTTGAGCCTGCGAGCTGACCGTTTCCGGGCTGCCTACGGCCGGCACGTTAAAGAACTGCCGCGCTGTTGTGTCTTTTTCGGCACCACGAATAGCTCAGAGTTTTTACAGGACAGGACAGGCAATCGCCGTTTTTGGCCCGTTGATGTGGGCGTGCACCCGCACAGCAAAAACATATGGACAAATCTTGAGAACGAAGTGGATCAGCTATGGGCCGAGGCAGTCATGCGTTGGCGGGCCGGAGAGGCCTTGTTCCTCGGCGGCGCTCTGGAAGACGCCGCCAAAGCCGCGCAGGAAAGGCACCGTGAGGCCAGCGCCCGCGAGGGCATTGTGCTGGACTTCATTGCGCGGCCGGTGCCGGAGGACTGGAACAGCTGGGGGCTGGACAAGCGCAAAATGTTCTGGGGCGGCAATTTCGTGGAAACGGACAGCCTAACGCTGGCGCCGCGTGATCGCGTGTGTGCCCTTGAGGTGTGGTGCGAGGCGTTGGACGGCAGACAAAAAGACATGACCTATTCAGACGCCGTGGAAATCAACGGCATACTGGAAAATGCCCCCGGCTGGGTGCGGTCAAAGAACGGCATCCGATGCGGATATTGTGGTCTGCAAAAAGGGTTTTTACGTAAATGAGCCCGTTACTTTGGGCTGTTACTTTGCCGTTACTTTCAAAAATCCGCCGATGAAAGTAACAGCAGCCGTTACTTTGAAAGTAACAGAAACAGGGAAAGTAACAGGGAAAGTAACGGCTGAAACCCTTGGAAATACAGGCTTTTCAGGCTTTGTGTTACTTTGTTACTTTCATTTTCTATTAAATCTATAATTAGAGAAAATAGAGAGTTTAAGTATTATAATATTCTCTAAATCGCCTAATCCGCGCAGTTGTACGCGCGCGAAGGTATCAACGTAACAGGAGGTGCAAACCATGCAGGAAAGTCAAATAGAGCGCCGTCTTGCGCAAGGAGTGAAAGCAAAGGGCGGTATGTGCATGAAATTCACAAGCCCCGGACTGCCGGGCGTTCCCGACAGGATAGTGCTGATCCCGGACGGTCGCGTGATTTTTATAGAGCTAAAGACAAAAACAGGCCGGCTTGCAGCTGTGCAGAGGTGGGTAATCGGCGCAATGCGGGCGCGAGGCGCAGATGTACGCGTGCTGCGCGGCCTGGATCAGGTAAAAAGCTTTTTAGAGGAGGTGACGCCAAATGAGGTATAATCCCTATCCTTATCAGCAATACTGCACGGAGCGCATTATATCGGATGCGGCTTTGGGTCTGTTTTTGGATATGGGCCTCGGTTGACAAAACAGTCATCACCCTGACGGCCATTAACGAGCTGCGCTATAATCGTTGGGCAGTACAGCGCGTGCTGATCGTAGCCCCCAAAAAAGTGGCGGAGGGCACGTGGAGCAACGAGGCCAACAAATGGGATCATCTCCGGCACTTACGGGTATCTCTGGTTTGCGGCAGTCAGCAGAAACGCTTGCGGGCATTGGCTACGCCGGCGGACGTATATGTAATCAACCGGGATAACGTGGCGTGGCTGGTAGACTATTTCAAGAACGCCTGGCCTTTTGATATGGTGGTGCTGGACGAGAGCAGCAGTTTTAAAAACAGCCAGAGCAAGCGGTTTAAGGCGTTGCGCGCCGTGCGCAATCGGATCAATCGATTGGTAGAGCTTACCGGCACCCCGTCCAGCAACGGACTTATGGACCTGTGGGCGCAGATATACCTGCTGGATGGCGGCGCGCGGCTGGGTAAGACGATCGGCCAGTACAGGGAACGCTTTTTTGACCCAGACAAACGCAATCGCGTACAGGTGTTCAGTTGGGCGCCGAAGGACGGCAGTATGGAGTATATACAGCAGGCCATAGGCGATATTTGCATCAGCATGAAGTCGGAGGATTACCTCCAGTTGCCAGATCGAATTTACGACGAAGTGCCGGTGGTGTTGGACGCTCCCGCGGCAAAAGCGTATAAGCGGCTGGAACGCGAAATGCTGCTGGAGCTGGATGAGGGCACGGTTACGGCAACTTCCGCAGGAGTGCTGACCGGAAAATTACTCCAGCTGTGTAATGGCGCCGTGTATGACGGAGATCGCCGCGCCATAGATATACACAAGTGTAAGATCGAGGCGTTTCTGGAGGTGCTGGAGCAGCTGCACGGGCAGCACGCCCTCGTGTTTTACAACTTCCAGCATGACAGGGACAGGCTGTTGACCGCGCTGGAACCGTTGGACTTGCGGGTACGTACATATCAGGGGCCGCAGGATGAGCTGGATTGGAACGAGGGGCGCGTTGATATACTGTTGGCACACCCCGCCTCCTGCGCGTATGGGCTGAACTTACAAAACGGCGGGCATCACATAATCTGGTTTGGGCTCACGTGGTCATTGGAGCAATATGATCAGGCAAACAAACGTCTGCACCGGCAAGGGCAAAAGCAGCCGGTGACAGTCCACCTGCTTGTGGTGCAGGGCGGTATGGACGCGGATGTAGTCGCGGCGTTGCAGCGCAAGGGTGACACGCAAGAGGCGCTGATGGATGCGTTAAAAGCACGCATACAGAGGGTTCAGCAGGAGGGCTAACAATTTGGACCGGACAGATCATGAAATCGGACTTAGAATAAAACAAATATGTAAGCGTTTGGGCATCCCTGTAGGCGACTTGAATCGTCTAGCAGAGATAGCGCCTCAGCTTGTAGTTGATCCAGCTGGACTTTCTTTTGGCATCCGTGGTCGAGACTATGTATTTTTGGATTTCAATGCCTCTGCCAGAAAAAAAAAACTTGGTACTTGCGCATGAAATGGGGCATGTCTTGCTTGGGCATTTACTGGCAGACCACCTCGTGAGAGACGAATCCCCATGCGGGGAGGTGATTTACAGGGAATTGCTTGCAGATGTATTTTCCGCAGTACTTATGGCCTTATGCGCATATGGCGCAGCAGGCAATGACAAGGAGGAAAAATAATGCGTGAGTGGATCTCTATTTGGGCGGATATGCCCGAGTATCCAGAATAAGGAGGCGACCCCATGAAACTATCCGAATTCCGTCGACGCATAGACGCGCTGGCCGATGCGCAGACCCCGCACAGCGACCCAGAGGTCGCGGTACGGGTATATCGCAACGGTGTTGGCGGTACGCCGACAAGCCCTATAATATCCGTATCTCCGGGGTTTGGTTTGGACAGCGGCAAGGTGATCATTACAACTGAGGATGTTTTGTTTTGCCGAAAACGAAAGAATTCAGTTAGCAAAAACCCGCCCCAGCAGGAGCGGGCATGTATCATTGCAATTTGATAGCGCGGTCTACGCGGAGCAGCGGCTCCCCGTCTGCGCCGGTGCCGACGCGATCGCCATATAGGCGATAAGCTGGACGTGCTGCGACGGTCAAATAACTGACCTCTAAGACGGGGGTAAGCAGGAGACGGTAACTGCCATCCGGCGCAATCTCAGCGTCAAAGCAAGAGACGCCGGCCTCTAGTGTGTTGTCCCGGTGGTTTCGGCTCTTCCCGTCCTCCGGAAGTGCCCCGAATCGGATATAGCCACGCTCTGCGTTGGCAAATCGAGCATCCATATCTGCCTTTGCGGCATCTATGGCCGCCTGCGTCTCTTTGTGGATACAGTCGATAACAGGCCTACCATAGCCATCCCTTCTCAGGGCGCATATCCATCCGTCTGCCTCCATATCTGCGATAATTATGGCAGGATCAGTGTCTGCAGGCCACTCCCGACACGGACAATCGGACACATGGGACAGGCTGTAGTACGAGGGGTTTGTGAAGCCATCAAATATGGATATTGTTGCTTTCGCGCTGGGGCGTCCTATTGGATCACGGTAAATCATGTTATACTCCTATCTCTCACTGCTCAAGTTTTGAGCGGTATCCCCGCACTATTGTTGCAGCTTTCGTATAATGGCCTCCGAAAGAGTCGCCGAAAAGTTGATATGATGCTTCTCGCCTGCTTCATTTATCCAAGATGGTATAGTAAGCGTTTTTTTGACAGGTTTATCCGAGTGACTTTTTTCGAGTTTGGTAAGATCAACTAGGACGACAGACACAAATCCATCATCTCCCGGGATAATATCCCCTACTTTACTGGCCTTTGGGATTGTCTCTCCATGCGATAGTGCATCAAGGATCCATCCAGCCGCTGCGTCAGCTGCCATTTCAATCGCGTCGGTTAAGTCTCTCCCTTGTGTAGCGCAGCCTAAATCAGGTATTTCAACGGAATACGTTCCGTTCTCTTCGGGGTAAAAACAAGCAGGATATGTGATTTTCAACGCTACTTCTCCTTTCTTCGATCATATTATAGCACGTGTTACACGTGTTGTCAATATATTTTAAGGTGATTTTTTATTTTTAAGGAGGTAAATAATGGAAGGCGAAGAAATTATGTGTTCAGGGGAGGGAGGGGCGATACGACATGACTAAGGAGCAGTTGCGTAGACGGGACCCGCTATATAGGTTATTGCAGGAGGGATAGCAATGCGAGTATTTTTGCATGATAACTATGGGATTAGTAAGCGCAGGTATCAGGAGTTATATGCCTTTTGTCGGCAGTATGGAGAATGGCAGCGGGCTTTGCAGGAATGCTATAGGATCCTCCCCCCTGTCCCTCATGCTGTGCGGTCCAGCGACATAAGCGACCCTACTGCGGCGGCCGCTATTAGGGCGGAGCGTCTTAGCCGAAATATAGAGCTTGTCGAGCGGACGGCCAAAGATTCAGCTCCCGATATAGCTAGGTACATATTGCAAAATGTGACGCAGGGGCTCCCCTACGAGCGTTTGACCGTGCCTGCAGGGCGCCGACAGTTTTATACGGCGCGGCGGCGTTTTTTCTGGCTCCTAGACCGCAGGCGGTGAAACATTTTTGGCAAAAAATAAAAAAGGGTCACACGGGGGAGCATTTACGGGTGTATAATGGTAGCATGAGGGACGGTTGTAAGGGCGCGTCCCTCATGGCTATTGCAAGGGTGTGCCTATTTGGCGGGAAACTGGCCGCGATATCGCCGGTTATTCCGGCTACAGTTTGAGGGTTTTATCGTCGCGGAGCAGAGTTGCGGAGTGGAGTGTATGGCTGAGAAGCAATCCAGACCAGGGGACAAAAACTTAATACCGATAAATCAAAGACCTGTGGAGGAGCAAAGACAGATGCGTCTTAATGCTGGCAAGGCATCAGGGGCGGTACGCCGGAGGAAAAAGCAGTTACGCCAGCTGATGCAAGACTTGCTGGCAAAAGACGTTATGGATGCAAAGCAGTTGCGTAAGGTCGCGAACATGGGCTATGATGAAGACGAGATCGACAATGCGACACTGTTGGTTGTGTGCCTGTTCAAGCGCGCCTGTCTTGGCGACGTCTCTGCGATCAAAGAAGTGCGCAATCTCATTGGAGAGGATACAACCGCAGATGTCATGCGCAAGCTGGACGACATACTGCAAGGTGTGGAGGCGCAGGTCAATGATCCGGCTGACCCGTAAGCAGGCCGAATACGTTCGCAATGCCTCGCACCGCTGGAATATAAAGGTTGGTGCTGTCCGTTCTGGCAAAACATACCTTGATACGGAATATACCATCTTAAAGCGGATTCGGGCGTCTTCCGGAAAAGAAGGACTTATCGTACTCCTTGGAAATACTCGCGGAACGCTACAGCGGAATATCCTTGAGCCGATGCAAGCTCGTTTTGGTTCAGAGCTTGTATCCAATATCCGCATGGACAATAAGGCGACGCTGTTTGGGCAGGACTGCTACTGCCTGGGCGCGGACAAGATCAGTCAGGTCAGCAAACTACAGGGCGCAACCGTGAAATACTGCTACGGCGACGAAATCACGACTTGGTCTCAGGATGTATTCGAAATGCTAAAGAGTCGGCTTAGCGTACCCGGCGCGTGTTTCGATGGGACCTGCAACCCTACCTATCCGCGGCACTGGTTCAAGCAATTCCTGGATTCTGACGCCGACATATACGCCCAGCATTATGTGATTGACGACAACCCGACGCTCGATAGTGCATATGTGGCGAGTTTAAAGCGCGAGTATTCGGGGACGGTATTTTACGACCGCTATATCCTTGGCAGATGGACGACAGCGGAGGGAGTCATATACAAAGATTTCGCGCACGACCCGGCGCCCTATCTCGTTGACAGCATAACAGAGCCGCTGCCGCTTGTCTCTATCGGTATTGACTATGGAGCAAACAGGAGCAAAACAAAGTTTGTTGCCGCTGGTATTACGGCGGGATTCCGGGCAGTGTACATACTGGCTGAACGGGATATCAATGGGACGCATTCACCCGAAGCGATATACAACCAGTTCGAGGAGTTTTACCGTTCGGTTGTTGCCAGATGGGGCAAATGCCAATACTGTTTCGCGGACTACGGAGCGCTGGGGCAAGTAATAACGGCGGGTCTGTACCGCCACTGTAAAGCGCGAGAGCTGCCCGTTAGCGTGCAAGACTGCTACAAAGGCCGGATTATTGACAGGATCATGCTAATAGCTCAGCTTATGGCTTCAGGAAGATTCTTTGTTGTCCGTGAGTGTGAGAACGTCATTGCCGCTTTTTCGGAGGCTTTGTGGGACAGCAAGCACGAGGATACCAGACTGGACGACGGGACAAGCGATATAGATACTTGCGACGCGGTGGAATACGCCATCGCGTCTTTTGCTGATAAGTTTTGTTTGAGGTGACAGGATGACACTGCAGGACTACCTAAAAGCCGAGGGGTATGATACAAGCGTTCGCACAGACTGGGATAAAAATGTACATGTTTGGCGTTCATGGTATGACGGTAAAGTGGATAAATTCCATAAATACTTTATTTACAACGGCAGGCGACGGGTACCGCAAGAGAGACTGTCCATGCAGATGGCAAAAAAGAGCTGCGAAGACTGGGCCGATCAGCTTTTCAATGAGCGCGCCGAGATTGCTGTAAATGACAGCGCATCGCAAAAGCAGCTTGACGAACTGCTTTCAAGGGCAGATTTTCGGTTGCTGGTGAACGAAGGCGTCGAGCAGTCCGGCGCGGTAGGAACTGTCGGGTTTGTCGTGTCCGTCTGTGATCTGCAATACGATACGGTTCAGGGGACGATTGACGTGTCGAGGGCGGAGCCCCGCCTTGAGATTGTTGATTATGACAGTATATACCCTCTTTCCTGGACAGGGCGTGTTGTAACGGAGTGTGCCTTTTCAGCATCACGAACTATACGCGGAAAGAAATATGTGTTTCTCTCAATGCACAAGAAAAATGCTGCCGGGAACTATGTGATCAGAAATGTTGCGTTTTCTGACAATAACGGTAGTTTGACTGAAATAAACATGAACGGCCTGAGCCGGGAATTTGATACGAAGTCCCCGTCCCCCTGGTTTGCACTGCTGACTCCGGCAGGTGCGTCAAACTCTATGCGCGGCCTGCCCTGGGGCCTTCCCTATTTTGCGCAGGCGATTGATACCATGAAAGCGCTGGATACTGCATACGACAGCCTGAATACTGAAATCCTTTTGGGCCGGCGTCGTATATTCGCGCGTGCAGACTTGCTGCAGGAGAACATAACCGGGGAAAAAGTTTTTGATGACTCGGACATTGCCATCTATGCGCTTCCCCACGGATTAAATCAGGACGATCTATTGCAGACAGAGGCGCACGAACTCCGGTGCGAGGCGCTTATCAAGTCCATTGAGTTTGATTTGAACTTGTTTTCCACACAGGTGGGCTTCGGAAAATCACATTATCGTTTTACGGACCCAACACAGCAGACGGCCACCGCCGTTGTATCTGCCGATTCAGCCATGCAGCGCCGGCGAGTCAAGCATCAAACGCCGTTATTGAAAGCAGTGGACACTCTGGTTCGTGCGCTGGCCTATGCTGCGACGGCCTTTGGGCGATACAGTATCAATTTGGATGGCCTCACAATTACCATGCCTGACGATGTTGTCGAAGATACAGAAGCTAAAGCCCAGCGCGCGATCCGCGAGGTAAGCGCTAAAATACGAAGCCGCGCAGAATACCGTGAAGATATTTTCGGCGACAGCCCAGAAGCCGCAAAAGAAGCCATAACAGCAATCGACGAGATGGAACCCAGCCTTGAACGGCTGATTGGGGGATAATCCATGCTTGACCAGGACGCTATTGAGGCTCTGCCCGAAAGGATATATCAGCGGTTAAACAAGCTTAATACGCATGTTCTTGAATTGATCGGATCGCGCATCGGAGCAATCGGCCAGGTCTCTCCTACTGATGCGCACCGGCTCGCTCAGCTCGCGCAGTATGGCGCAGACATAGAGCTGATTGCAAATGAGCTCGCCCGTATCAGTGAAAAAAATGTGCAGGATATTTATGATATATTTGAAACAGTAGCCAAAGACAATGACGAATTCTCCTCACGTTTTTTTGACGCTGCCGGGAAAACGCATATCCCCTATGCGGACAACGTCACGCTGCAACGGTATGTTGAATCGCTTGCCAAGCAGACCGCGCAGACATATGTCAACATGTCTGCTACTACTGCATTCCTGCGATACAACGCCGCCGGTGAAAAGGTGCTCACTTCCCTTTCCCAGACATATCAGGAGATTATTGACGAGGCCATAACCGCCGCCACTACCAGCGTGACAGATTACCAGTCTGCTATGCGCAAAGCGATACGCGATCTTGCAGACAGCGGACTTCGCACAAAATACAGGCCATTGGAGGGTTCGGCAGGAAAAGCGGTTGATTATGCGACTGGATATTCCCGCAGACTTGACACAGCCGTGCGGCAAAATGTGCTCTGGGGCCTCAAACAATGCAATCAGGGCGTTGCCGATCTTGTTGGGAGTCAGTTCGGCGCCAACGGTTACGAAATCTCCTATCATTCCAACCCCCGCCCCTCGCATGCCGATATGGGAGGCAGGCAGTACGCTGCCGGCAAGGGCCGTACGGTTAATGGCGTGTATTACCCGCCGTTTTCATCCGTGGAAGGCCTACTGGGAGATTATAACTGCTATCACTTCAAGTTTTCAATCCTGCTTGGTATCTCCGAACCAGCATATTCAAAAAAACAACTTGCTGCACTGAAAGCGCGCGATGCTGAAAAGATAGAGTTTGAGGGTAAAACCTACACCAGATACGAAGCGACGCAGATGCAGCGGCAGTTAGAGACAGCCGCACGACATGCCAAGGACCGGCAAATTATTGCAAAGGCCGCGGGCGATGATACGCTCATGCGCACCGAACAGGCGCGAATAAACTCAATTACCCAAAAATACGCGCAGTTTTCCAAGGCCGCGGGGCTGCCTGTGTATAAGGAGCGCATGGCGGTATCCGGGTATCACAAAGTAAATACCTATAAAGCAGATGCACGGCAACCACTTGCAAATGGCGGCAAAAGTGGTATACTAAACAAAAATAGGTTTGCGCCTTCTGGCGGACAACTGGACAGCGGTTACAAGGCAGCACTTGAGGCGAAGTTCAATAACGGCTTGCTAACAGCAAAGAGTGTTTATGATAAATTCGTTCCCTCCGGAGGAGTTGCCGCCAATATACCAGGTGCCAGAGGGGCATTTTACCCAAGCACAAGAAAAATTCACATGGATTTTTCAGTCGATGCGCAGAACCCCCGAGGAGCCGGAACAACATGGTTTCACGAGCATGGTCATTTCATTGACGGTCTTGCGAAAAAGGTCAGTAAGTCCACCAGTTTCAAACAGGCATTGAAAAGCGACGTTTCCGCATACGAAAAAGCCGTAAAGCAAGCAAATGGTTTTCCACATGTCGAGCAAGCACGTTATGCCATATCGGCTGAGCTGCGAAATTTAGGGGACAAAACGCACTCGCTCCAGGATATCTTCGGAGGTGCGATTAAAAAGTGGTATCCAGGCGCGCTATGGGGACATAAAGATCATTACTGGAGATCATCCGGAAGCTGGGGCGTTACCACTGAGGCATTTGCACACATGTTTGAAGCGTCATTTGACCCCGAAAAGGCAGACTTGATGAGAAAATATCTGCCTACCGCATGGGCAGAATTTGAGAAACTACTGGGAGGAATGATTTAATGGTGACAGGTAAAAGCGTAGATTTATACAGAAAACAATATCCGAAGGATCACTGTTTTTATGCGGAGGAAACGGGAAACATTATGATAGAGCTGCCCGATGGGACCTCATTTATACCACGTGAGAATAAAGATGAGGAGGATTCCGTTTTTCTTGACCGCCTAGAGCGAAGCAAGCAAGCAGGACGCAACCTGTTTTATGAGGAATGGGAGCTGTTCGAAGAGGAGGAGGGCGCAATCTACTGAGTACATTCCAGTAAACTAACTACAACCACATACCGTTAAATTCAGCGCCTTATAGTAGGCGCTGTTTTTATACCCAAAAATGCCGACGGGCAAAAAACGGAGGTAGTTTTATGACCGAGAATACAAACACTGCCGCTCAGAACGGGCAGCAGGCACAGGCGGGGACTGCGGCCGCCGGCACCACGCAGGAAGAAAAGACCCTTACTCAGGCAGAGGTAGACCAAATCGTCGAGGCACGCCTTGCCCGCGAACGCAAAAACCAGCCGTCACCCGACGAACTGAAAGCGTTTCGGGATTGGCGCGCGCAGCAGCAGACCGAGTCTGAGCGCGCAGCGCAGCGAGAGCAGGACTTGGCCACAAAAACGCAGGAAGCCGAAAACCTGCGACGTGAATTGCTCGCCATCAAAAAAGGCGTTCATCAAGACGAAGTGGATTTTGTCCTGTTTAAGGTCGGCAAGCAAGACGGGGATTTCGAGAAGAATCTGGACAAATTCCTCAAGGATAATCCCCGGTACGCCGCCAAAGGAGATGCGGTCGTAACATTTGCGAGCGCACCGTCCCTGGCGGGCGGAACCCCATCAGGCACTACAAACGATATTATGAACGCACTCATCAGAAACAAAACGTAAAGGAGAATGAATTGTGATTACCAGACAGAATGCTGAAGCCCTTATCGACCAGCAGGTCGCAAATGAGATCATTGAAGGCGTGGTGAAAGATTCAGCCGCGCTGCGCATGTTCCGCCGCCTGCCAAACATGAGCTCGGGCCGCACAAAGCTGCGAGTACTCGATTCTCTGCCCCTCGTGTATTGGGTGGATGCGGATACTGACAACGGCCGCAAAAAGCTCACCAAGATGGCGTGGGAAAATAAGTACATTACTGCGGAGGAGCTGGCCGTTATCGTACCTATCAAGGAGGATGTACTCGACGACGCGTCCTTTGATATTTGGGCCGACGTGAAGCCCCGGCTTGTCGAAGCGATCGGAAAGACGATCGATAAGGCGGTCTTTACAGGTGAATCGAAGCCTAAAAATTTCCGCGCCGACATTCTCTCCTCCATCATCAATGCCGGAGCGACGATTACGCAGGGCTCGTCTACACTGTACAGCGCCATCAACGACGCTATGGTCAAGGTCGAAACTTCCGGCTATAACGTTACTGGTGTTCTCGGCGGCGTAGACCTTAAAGGGCAGTTCCGCATGATGCTGGACGACACCGGCCAGCCTATTAAGGGCACTGAGATCGACGGCCTGCCCAAGTACTTTATCGACAACGGCGCTTGGGATTCCAGTAAGGCGAAACTGATTGTCGGCGACTTCACACAGGCGGTATACGCCATCCGCCAGGACATTACGTACAAGGTGCTGGATCAGGCGGTCATCCAGGATCCTTCGGATGGCTCCATCCTGTACAACCTCGCGCAGGAGGACATGGTCGCGCTTCGTGTTGTCATGCGTCTCGGCTGGGAGATCCCCAATCCCATTAGTGCGCTCGCCGAAGATGAAAGCGTCCGCTTCCCCTTTGCCGCGATCGCGCCTTCGACCGCGCCCACCACATATGATGTAACCTTTACCGTGAAAGACGGGCAGACGACACCGGCGGCCGTTTCCGGTGTTAAGGTGTCCTTCGGCGGTCAGGTGAAGAAGACCGGTACGGCTGGCACGGCAGTATTTAAGGCGTTCCCCGGCGTGTATGACTACAAAGTCAGCATGGACGGCCACAAGACGCAGGTTGGCAGCGCAACTGTTACCAACGCCGCAGTGAGTGTCAGCATCACCGGCTTTTAGGCGGTGAGCGGATGTGTATCTGACCTATGAAGAATACCAGGCCCGCGGCGGCACGCTGACCGAGGCCCTGTATGATCGTTATGAAATGCGGGCGGAAAAGCTGATCGACGCGCGGACCTTCGGACGGGTAAAGTCAGACGATCACGTTCGTGACTGCGTCAAAGCGCTGGTGTATGAGCTTGTTACACAGCTCCAGCAGTCGGGAATTATGGAGGACACTGCGCAAGTGTCCTCCTATTCCAACGACGGCGTAAACGTCACCTACGCGAGCCGCACCCGAACGGAGGTTGATTCGGATATGCGCGAACTGATCGAGGAGTACCTGTACGGAGAGACGGATGCCCGCGGATGTCCCCTGTTAGCTTTGGGGGTGCGATATGTGCCGAGGTAGCTATCCCCCGAGCTGGGCCGATACCGTAACCCTGTACAACCAGCATCGAACGGATGTTGACGGCCGTGCAAGGACCGTATGGTTGCGCACAGTACTGCACGGATGTTTTTATGGGAGCCAAAAACGTCAGCAGTTGGACGGGATGACACTGATATCCGTGGATACGCATCTTGTCAGGATCCGTGCTACAGAAAACTACAAATCGCCAGACGAATGGCACCGCCTGTCGCTTGACCAGGCCCCTTTGTATTTTACACTCGGCAAAGGCGATGTGATTGTCAAGGGGGAGGTCGAGGATTCCATCCCGGACAACCGCTCCGCGAGCGGCATCCTCAGCAAATACCCGGACGCGTTTGCAGTGGCCGAAGCGAAAGACAATAGCGGCCCCGGTCGATTTTCCGCCCACTATTACGGAGGTGACTGATATGGGGATCAGTGTTATCGTGGAATCACATGTTGATGTGCCTGAGCGGATGCGCGCAATACGGGACGATGTGTTCTGGCTTTACGCGGCAACGGAATGGCACCGGCTGTACACTCCCTACGTCCCCATGCAAACAGGAGCATTGTGCCACACGGTAGAATATGCGCCGAAAGAAATCACGCACACGGTTCCATACGCCAGAAAGCAATATGAAGGACACTTCCAACATCGCACAGATAAGCATTCGCTTGCCTCCCGTGAGTGGGACAAGGCCGCAATCCCTACGCAGCAGCCGAAGCTTGTCGCGACCCTGCAAAATGCGATCAATTCGGGGAGGTTCAGGCTGTGACCGGAAAACACGAAGCCGTATGGGACTGGCTGTTGACCTGCCCGGAAATCCACGATTTATATTTTAACTTCGCGCGCGCCTCTGACGGAGACGCCGTCCTCATACCGGAAAGCGCATACAACGACGAGTGGCAGGATGGAATGCCGTACATCGACGGAAGCGGAATGAAAAACTACGACTTTGCGATCGCGCTATTCAAAAACTTTTCGACCGTGCCAAATTCAACTGAGAATGTCGAGGCGCTGATTGACGCGGAGCGAATCGCCGGATGGATAGACGCGCAGGGTGAAGCGCATAATTACCCTGCATTCCCCGGGAACTGCACTATTATGGACTTGTATACGCTGCCGCTGTCTGCCGGCGCCATAGCTGCGCAAAACGACACCGGCGTAAAATACCAGTTCCAGTTCCGCATCGAATATTTTTATGAAAAGGAGTAAATAAACCTATGGAAAAGCTGAAAAAACATCAGACGATCCCCTTTGTGGATATTTCCGACAGCGACACTCCGAGCTATGCCCGTATCGGAAAATCCACTATTTTTGATCTTGTCCTGAACGCGAACGTGATCACAAACAACTACATAGAGGATGAGATGCCAACCGACGAGGTGGATTACTATAAGCCTACGCTGTCCCAGGAGCTCGCAACTATCAAAGGCGATACAGCATTCGATTTTTTCTATGAGATGCTCTATGACTTGCCCACCGGCGAGGCTCTCAAGAAAAATGTGCTGCTTGTGTTTGCCGGAAATATAAGCTCTACTGGCGCCCCCTCTTTCAACGCCTGGCTGGTGCCGGCTACCGTTGTGTTGAAAAACCTGAATACCGTCGATGAAAAAATCCTCTTTGACCTTAATTTTGGCGGTAATATCACGCGCGGAACCGCAACAGTGTCCGATGGCACCCCAACGTTTACACCCGCGTCCTCATCCTCTGACTCTGGCTCTGACTCCTAAATTAGTCTGTACAGGGGGCGGCAGATCCCGCCCCCTGACATGAGAAAGGATATAGTGACATGAAAGTTGATTTATCGCTCGCTATGCGCGATGTATCGGTTGAAATTGATGGGATGGAGTTTCCGGTCGCCAAAAGAACCGTAAGGACTGATAGGCAACTTACCAAGCTGCTGGAACGGTATCAGGCTGAAAAGGACACAATCAAGCCGTATGAAATGTGGCTTGAAGCGATCGGCATCCTGCTGGGAGAAGATGTGCGTGCTATGCTCTTTTCTGCAGGGGAGGATGAAAACCTCGACCGCATGGAAGCGATCTATTGGGGAGTGCTGCGTGCCTACAGCCGTAACCGCATGGATATGGAGCGGGAGCGCAACAGTCGACAGGTGGAGCAGCTGCGCGAAACCATCGGCCCGCTTAATAGGGAGCTGTCGGAGATGTCCGGCGTCATCCGCATGGTGGCGGACAGCGGAGAATAATGATCAACTACGCAACGGACGCCCCGCCTGAATCGATCACGATTAATGGCACGGTGTATCCCGCCAAAACAGATTACCGGGTTTGGCTGCAAGTGTCCGATTTACTGTGCAATCTGGATTCTGCGTCCGACCAGGACGCGATAACTCACAATCTCAATACGGTTCGGACGCTTGAAACGCTTGTATTTGGCTGCGTCTTAAACGAACCAGTCCTGGACGTACTCAACGCCTGCGCTGAATTCTACCGCGGATACCCTGCCGAGGGAAACGGCTACCGCCCGGAAACAGACAGCACCACCGGGGAAAAGTTGTTCTCGTTTAAACACGATATCAACCTGATCCTTATCGCAATCCGTAATCAAAGCGGCATAGACCTATCTTACCGCCGCAAAGAACCGTATCATTGGTGGCTGTTTCTGCTTGAGTTTCGGTCGCTTGAGAGCAGGCATCATATTTGTCAGGTAATAGGTTGGCGGGGATATACCGGCGACGACCCTAAACTGCTCGAAATTAAGCGGCAGTACGCGTTGCCGCAGGAATACACCCGCGATGAACAGCGCGCCATTGATGAGATGGAACGCATTTTTTACGCAACATGATACTAAGGAGCTGGTACTGTGGCCGACAGTGTAAAAATAAAGATTACTGGCGATGACAGCGGTTATAAATCCTCCCTGGAAGGACTGGGCTCTGTTGCAAAGACCGCGCTAGGCATTGCGTCTGCTGCTGCGGCGTCCGTTACAGGAGCGTTAACAGCCGGCGTTACAGCGGCATATGATTTCGGCACAGCTTTTGAGACTTCCCTTGCCAAAGTCAGTACGATTGCGGACACGGCGGTAAAGAGCGTCAGCGAGATCAGTGACGAAGTGCTCACTTTATCCAACGATACCGGCGTTGCCGGCACGGAGATCAATGAAGCGTTGTACCAGGCCATTTCGGCAGGCGCCGAGACAGAAACAGCGATGCAGCTTGTTGATGCGGCTGTTAAATCGGCAAAAGCGGGTTTTACCGACACAGCCACCGCTGTGGACGGCCTGACCTCTGTACTCAACACGTATCAGATGGCCACTACAGACGCTGATGAGCTCGCAAACAAATTCCTTATTACACAGAACCTCGGCAAAACGACGTTCGACGAGCTGGCTGCTTCTATCGGCCGAGTTGCGCCGACGGCTTCTTCTGCGGGAATCCCTGTCGAAGAACTGTTGTCTTCCGTGGCCGCGCTGACCGCGCAGGGTATCAATACCGCCGAATCCATGTCAGGACTTAAAGCAGCGATCAGCGGCATTATTAAGCCCACCGACGACGCAATGAAGACCGCGGAAGCGTTAGGGATAGACTTCTCAGTCACTGCCCTACAAACCAAGGGATTCAGCGGTTTTCTTGATGAATTGAAAACGGCTACCGGTGGAAATGTTGAAACAATGGCAAGCCTGTTCGGCTCTGTCGAGGGCCTGAACGCCATGTTGACGCTGACGTCTGACGGCGGCATGGCGCTCATGGATAAGACCCTTAAAGAAATGGATACGAACACCGGCGTGCTCGACGAATCGTTCGAGAAGATGCAGGACACCGTCGATACCGAGATGACGAAAGTGCAGAACACCCTCACGAACCTTGGTATCGCCGCATATGACAAATTCCGGGACCCGCTCAAGAAAAGCCTTTCAGAGGCCAACGATTCTTTCATCACCCTGCAAAGAAGCGTATCAAATGGGAAACTCGGATCTTCGTTTGAAAAACTAGGCGTGTCAGTTGGAAAGCTCATTGAAAAGCTTTCGGATTTTGTTGTCAAATGGACGCCGAAGCTCATAGACGCCGGAACCTGGATTATAACCAATTTTGACAAGATTGCAAAGATGGTGCTTATCGCGGTCGGGGCGTTCAAGGCGCTCAGCATTATGCAGTCCATCTCCCGGATGTATCAGACCGCGACAAAGGACATTGCAGCTTATAGAGTCGCTCAGCTCAACGCGACCGCGGCTGATACTGGCGCGACTACCGCGATAGGCCTGAAATCGGTTGCCATCGGAGTGCTGACCGGGAAAATAACGCTTGCCGAGGCCGCACAGTGGCTCTGGAATGCTGCGATGAGCGCAAACCCTATCGGCATAGTAATTACAGCCGTGGGCCTGCTTACCGGCGCTCTGGTCCTGCTTACGGACACTACCGACGGCCTGACCGAAGAAGAACGGCTGGCGGCGGAGCGATCCGCTGAATTGACCGAAGCGATCAATGAGCGCAAGCAGGCCTATGAGGAGCTCTCAGCGCAGCAGGATGAGGCCGCCGAAAAAAACCTGGCCGAACTGGGGCGCACTGAAGACTTGTGGAAAGAGTTACAAAAACTTACCGACGAGAAAGGCAAGGTTAAGGACGCTGACAAAGAGCAGGTTGAATTCATTCTTGGGCAGCTCAATGAAGCGTTCGGTTGGGAGTTTAAACTGGTCGGTGATCAGATCGAGCAGTATGAAACGCTGGAAGCCAGCATTTACAGAGCGATAGACGCTAAAAAAGCGCAAATAATTCTGGACAGCGAGCAGGCAGTGTACACGGAGGCTGTGCGCGAAAGGGCTGCCGCAGAGGAAGAAGCCGCCCAGAAATACGTTGAGCTCACCGAGCAGCGAATGAAAGTGCAGGAGCTTTTGGATGAGCAGGAAGAATTACGCAACAGTGCCTATTTGGAAAGGACCGACATTGAAGCAACGGCCTATCAGCAGAGAACGCTTACAATAATTGACGAAATTGAAAAGGAGCAGGCCAAGCTCGACGAAATCCAGAACGATTATAACACTGCGGAGGAGAATTATCTAAATTACTGTGAGAATATCGCGTCTTACGAAGAGGCGCTTACACTCTTCCAGCAGGGCAAATATGAAGAAGCCATCGCTGCGCTGCAAGCTAAGGACGAGGCGTTTGTGAAGTCTACCGATATAGTGGACAAAAGCGCTGAAGAGCAAATACGTATTCTTGAACAGCAGGCAAAAGATACGAAAGCCAGAGCCGAGTTAATGGCAAAATGGTTTGCAGAGGGCGTTGACGGCATATCCCAGGAAATGGTCGATGAGGCCAATGAGACCGCAGCAGCGGCACAAGCGGAATTCGAAAAAGTCGGCGGGAATATGACAACGTCTATGGCTTCCGGTGCGCAGTCACAGTCCGGGATACTTAATAGGGCTATGGGCGGCATAGTGTCGGGGGCACTGCTCTCCGCAAAAAGAGCTGCGGGTATTGCTTCTCCGTCAAAAGAAGGACGTGCTATCGGTAAAAACATAGCTGAATCCATTGGTATGGGCGGAAAAGAAGGCGAAAAGGCAGCCGTAGCCGACATGAAAGACGTTATGAATTCCATCCTTTCCGTTGGCGAACAAGGTTTTGACATGTCTTCCCTGCCCCCTAACTTTTTCGGATACGGTGAAACGAGCGCAGAACAGTTTGTCGCGGGGTTTCGCACCGCCATTGCTGCCGCGAAGGGCGTTATGTCCGCCGTGGTCAGTGACGCGGTCCCCAAGGCAGCTTTTGTAAACCAGCAGACCGCAAGACCCAACTTGAGCGATATTGTTGAACTCGCCGGCGCGGGCGGCGTGAAGACCGTTGTCGTAAAGGCGGAGCTGCGTGGACAGCCCGTGCTCGACTTTATAATCGACGGATTAAACGGGAGGGCAAAAGTAACGGGCGCGTCGCTCGTCGAGGTGTAACGATGATTAAGATCAACAACATTACGTACAATAAACTAACGCAGTTATCTGCGTACAGAGAGTACCTTACCTCCACTAAAAGCGGAGAGACGGCAGACGGGTCCAGGCATATCTACGTTAAAGGGACGAGGTGGAGCGTTACCTGCACTTTGGGGCGCATGTCTAGCGCCGAAATGAAATCATTCCTCGGGAGTATTTCCGGCGTGGTTGTTACTGTTGAGTTCAGGAACCCGGAAACGGAAGCCGCTGAAACTATTACAGCGACAATTTCCACTCCCGTAACAACCTATTTGCGTCTTATAAACAGCGGCCGCGTCCTGTTCGACGAACTCTCGCTTACTTTTACGGAGGTGTAATATGCTGCCCGTTACGAGTGGGTTTACAACGGCAGTCTATGGCAACGAGATAAGGCTGAAAGCCAAAGTCGTTGTAGAAAATACGGAATATACAGATGAGGATATTATATCTATAACGTACGAAGCGGCCGCCAACAATGATGAAATCAATTTCCGAGTAGGCTCGGCCTGCTGTGCAAGGGTAGAACTTGAGCTATTTTCCGCAGACGTGACTGCCTTTGATGGGAAAACGCACATCGTATACGTTGGCACCGGTGATGAGTGGTGTAAAATAGGAACTTTTCCGGTCGCAAACGCATCCAACATCGACGATAAGCGCGTACGTGTGCTGCTCTATGACGCCGTCCGGCAGACGGACCCGCCTATAAATTTTGATGGATCGATTTTTCCGATCACGCTCGGCGACTTTGCAGCCTGGGTTTGCTCGCAAACCTCCGTCCCCCTACACTCCACCACGTTCACGAATTCGACCTATACGATTCAGACGGGATTTGAAGCAAATACTACGGGCCGCACACTGCTCAAATACATCGCGCAGGCAGCGGGTTGTTTTGTTGTTGCAAACACTGACGGCGAGATCGAATTTAAAACATATCAACCCGCAAATAATCCGTTGACGCTGGACCGATATTTTGACCCCTTAACGGTCGGCGCATACCTGTCTCCATCTTGGGACAAACTTACCGTTAAAGTGTCAGAGGATGATCTCGGCGTCACCTACGGGACAGGCGAAAACGTATATGCTATCGTCAATAATCCCGTACTGTACGGCCTTACTGCTGACGATGAAGATACCAGGCAAACTGTATTGTCCAATATCCTCAGTAATATCACCGGGATGGCGTACCGCGGAATCACTCTGCAAGCTCTCGGTAACCCGGCAATACAGGTGGGCGACATTATCAATGTAACATCTCCTGATAACACCGTCTATTCCCTGCCGGTTATGTACAACTATTGGGAGTACGATGGCGGGATGAGCCAGACGCTGCGGTCCTTTGCTACAGAACCGGGCGACGCCGTCGCGGTCGGAGAGATCAATCAGGAGATAATTGCACTACAGCTTAAAAGCAATGAGATCTTCCGGGATTTGGACGCCACCAGGAGCACAATCACTAACATTGAAACACAACTGGGGCAGACGGAAACTCAAGTTTCAGAACTAGAACAGACGGTTAACGGCCTGTCCGCGACCATAACGCAATCGGGCGGAGCAAACTTGTTGCGAAACTCCTCCGCGCAGTTTGGGGACGAGTATTGGGACGGCCCCGTACAGTCTGCAACGTCTATTGAGATCAAGGCGGCTTATGTGGCGGGAACATGCTTTGAGCTGCAGCAGGGTACGATCGCACAGTCCATTGAAGTGGCGGACGGAGATTACTACGTAGGCTTTAAATATCGAAAGCTGCTCGCCGCCGCCACAATCACCATTGAGGTCAACGGCGTCGTTACAGAACTGGACTCCTCCGAATACGAGCTTGTGGACCTGTACAACCCGCTGTTTGTAAGCGGAGGCGTAATCTCGGTGTCCATTACTGCCTCTGACGACGGGGCCGGGTATATTGGCGACATCATGATCTGCAAGGGCGGAAAGCAGGTATGGTCGCCAAGCCCGAACGAGACCTACAGCGATAACGTCCAGATCGGCAAAGGCATACAGGTGGATTCCAACACCGTGAACACATACACCCGCATCGACGCGGACGGAAACCGCATATATAACAAAGCCACAAACGCAATCGTCACGGAAATGACGGATAAAGGGATCCTGACTGAAGATATAACAGCGCAAACCGCCACCATAGACGGATTCGCCTTCGCCCGCGTCAACGGCTCGCTGTGGATATTCGATACGCAATGAGGTGGTGAAAACATATGCCCTCCATTACAGTCGGACAAACACTCAGCAACTCGGCCAGAACCAGCCAGAACCAGTACGACCTGATCGTATCGCTGAAGCTAAACAGCCAGAATGTGCAGAACAATACGTCCAATGTTACCGTCACGCTGCAGCTTAAAAGCAACTATGCGTATTTCCAGCAGTACGCCTGCAGCGGTTCCCTGTCGCTCACCGGCGCGTCGCCGGGGTCATATTCCGCACAGTATTCGTTCCCGTCGCTCTATTCAACCATCACGCTTAAGACCTGGACAGGCAACGTCACGCACAGCGCGGACGGTACATACACAGTCACAGCCTCCGGCACTATCTCCTGCGATGGGACATACGGCGCGGGTACGGGCAGCGTTTCCCTGTCCGGCGTCACGCTGCCGCGTATCCCCCGCGCCTCGGTATTGGGGACCATACCCGCCTTTGTGTACGACGGCAACGCCGGCGTGGGCGCGGCGTTTTCCGTCCCCACCACGCGTTACTACAGCGGATTTTACGACGTGCTTACCATATCTGTCGGCGGTACGACGATCCATACCATAAACGGATATACCGGCGGCACCGTAACCCTGCCCTCCACGGCTGTCAACGCGGCGTACGCCAAAATGACCACGTCCAACTCCGCAAAATTCACGTTCCTGCTGACAACCTACTCTTCCTCGTCCAAAACCACCGTCATTGGCACGAGTACAAAAACAGCGACCGGCAGCATATCCTCCACCGGCCGTGCGCCCAGTTTCACAACATTTACCTACGCCGACCAAAATGCGACAACCATAGCTCTGACCGGTGACTCGTCCAGCATCGTACAGGGCTACTCCCTCCTGCGCGCGACGGTCAGCGCAGCAAACAAGGCGACGGCCAATAAAGGCGCGTCCATGTCGAAATACCAGCTCAATATCGGCGGGGTTATAACGGAGGTCGCATACGGGACCGGCGCGGTCACTCTCAGCAATGCAAGCCCGCAGAGCGCTACCATCGGCGTAACGGCGATTGACAGCCGTGGCAATACCAAAACTGTGTACCAGACCGCGACATTTATAAAGTATACGGATACAGTCGTAAAGAGCGGTTCTGCAAGCCGGGCGCTCAACGGCGCGGGCACTGAAACCAGCCTCACATACGCCGGATCCTTCTCTGCGGTGGACTTCGGCGCTGCGACAAATACAATCCTGTCCGCGCAATACCGGTACAAACGCGCCAATGCATCCAGCTATGGGGATTGGACGGCGCTTGCGCTCCCAACTATCACGGACGGGGCTTATTCGGCGTCCAATGTCGCGATCACCGGCGATCTGGGCGCTTCCGGGTTTAACCTGGATTACGCCTACTCCTTACAGGTACGCGTTACAGACCGTCTGTCCGAGGCTGTATACACCCTGCAAATCAACGCGGGCAAGCCCATTATTGCGCTGCATAAGGAGGGCATAGCGCTCGGGAAGCCGTACACAACGCCGGGAATCGTTGACAGCGCATGGACGATGGTCATGAACGGCAGAAATGTACTCGGATACGTAAGATCGCTCACAAGCTCGGATAATCTGAATAATCTTACGGAACAGGGCATCTACATAGCGTCATCAAACGATATAACATCCGTTTCCCGGAATTACCCTGTCGCGTTAGCGGGCACGTTGGAAGTAATTACAATAAGCAGCGGTTCGTTCATGCAGAGATATTCCACTTACAATAACTCCGGCGTGTATGTGCGAAACTACTATGATTATGGAAACGTATGGTATGAGTGGAGGAAACTGACGGTTGATGACACGGGCTGGATACAGGCTACTTTGGCGTCCGGTATCTCTGCTGCATCGTCAGGGTATGGCGGCGCACGGGGGATACAGTATCGGAAAATTGAGAATCACGTACATGTACGCGGAAGTATCAGCTTTACTGCGCCCGGAGGCAACGGAAGTATCCTGCTGTCGGCGCTGCCGTCAGAATACGCGCCAACCTATAACCACTATGTCATGAACGCTGTTACAAGCGGGTATCAGGGCAGGACGTACATAAACCAAAGCGGACAATTAAGATGCGATTGGGTTATGCGTATCTCAGACGGCGCATATCTGTCTACAAGTATCAGCTGGTATGCTGTCAAGATAGATTATTTTATAGACTGAGAGGTAAAAAAATGGACACGCCAATTACACGGGCGGAGCACGAGGAGTTTCGGAGGACAATGGACAGCGAGCATAAGCGAATCAGCCGGCGCTTGGACACACTGGAGGAAACGACAAAGCAGATCGGCAGTCTGGTTTTGTCGGTAGAGCGGCTGGCGGTCAGCGTGGAGAGCATGAGCAGA